TAATCCGAATGCGGTGGCAGATTATCTCGAATCAGTAGGGAAAGAGTTTGATTGTTCTGTCATTCAAGAAGAAATATCTTTCAGCGAAGAAGAGATAGAGCATATTTCTTCGGAGGAATTTGCAGAGATTTTTAAGGAACAGCTTGAAAATCTGGAAGGATTTCAGGAACGGGTTGCGAATTGGACAGAAGAAAAGAAAAAAGAATACTATATTTTATGGAAAGTATTTAGTATTGTGTTTCATATTATATATGGTGTAGCACTGCTTCCTTGGTTGCAAAGTCTTGTAAATCCAAGGTGAAGTTAGGAAGAAAATGAAAAAGGCAAGGACTGAGGTGTCCTTGTCTTTTTTGTTGAGACAGTCTATTGATATTATCACTAAAATTAGTGACGGCGGTTTGTGCATATTGTCACTTGAAATAGTGATATGCTTTTGTTATGATAAGAATACGAAAGGAGGAGGTGCATAAAATGGGTATCAGCTATGACAAAATGCTGAAGCTATTCCAAGAAAGGGGTATCACAAGCTACACGATGAGGAAAGAAAAAATCATCGGGCAGGCAACTTGGAAGAAGATTCAGGAGGGCGGAAACATTGACACAAAGAGTCTGGGTGCCTTATGTGGGTTTCTGGACTGCCAGCCGGGGGATTTACTGGAATATGTGAAGGATTGAAAGGAAGTGGATGGAATGAGTGAAAGAGAAATGGCGGCAAGCTTACTGGAAAGAGTACCGGATTACAAGATGGGCTATGTATTGGCATATTTACAGGGGATAACAGCGGACGAGGCTGCGGATGATGCTTTTTGCGAAAGGATGTACGAAAGCTATCGGAATGACCCAGATCCGGAGAAAGACGTTACCTATTCTTTAGAGGAGTGCAAAAAGGAATGGGGGCTTGATTGATGTACAGAATCATCATCAAAAAGAGGGCGAAGAAATTCATTGACAAGCTGCCCAAGCAGGAGAAACTCCGCCTTGTAACAGCCATTGAAGAATTACCGAACGGCAGCGACATCAAGAAAATGAAAGGGCATGACGACCTGATGCGGCTGCGGGTGGGTGATTATCGTGTGGTTTATACGGTAGACAACGGAGAATTGATTGTACTGGTAATTGATGCAGGGAACAGAGGAGAAATTTACAACAGATATTGAACGGAAAGCGCTGCGAAAATGCAGCGTTTTTTTATTTTCTGCGAAAAAAATGTACGGTTTTGAACGATTTGGGACGATTTGGGACGATTTTGTACGATTTGGAACGATTTGGTACGATTGATATGATAGAATGATAGTAGGGAGCGGTAGCGGTTGAGCTGTTACGGCTCTCTTTTTTTCCTCCTGGGGCGGCTGCCGATTTCGGCGGCTGCCTTCCCTGCATAAAGAGGGGGAGGGGCTGCATAAAATGCGCCGGAAGGGGCTTTTTCGGCGTTTATTTAACTCTTTGGGGAAGTGTTAAGCAGAGGCGGCGGAAAACGGGTTTCTTCCTAATAAGGGGGAGAAAAAGAAATATTTAACACAATGTTATGTTATGTTAAATAAAAAAAGAGCGAGGAAAGCGGCGAAAAACATTGAGATTTCGGGCTTTCTTGGCTCTTTTGCATTTATGCGGCGATATGCGCGCGGAAATTTATGCAAAAAAAAATCGGCACCGAAAATGGCAAAGTGCCGAAAAAAAGGGGGGGTGAAAAGGTGGCGAGCAGCAACGAAAAAAAGATATACGAAAACATGGAAAGCCTTGAAGAATGGGCGTTTGCGGGGCTTTCACAAAAGGAAATGGCGGAAATGCTGGGAATGGCATATTCTACATTTCGGGATCTGCGAAAGAAAATTCCGGCACTTTCGGCACTCTTAAAAAACAGTGCCGATTTTTTGAAAGCGGAGCGGAAAAAGGAAACTGAGAAGGTAGAGGTTTCGCTTTTGAACCGATGCCTGGGCTACAACGCGGACATCAAGAAGCACATGAAGGTGAAGAAGCCGATGCAGGGGGCAGACGGCAAGGTTTTGACGGACGCGAACGGGAAGGTCATCACGGAGGAAGTGCTGGAGGAAGTGACGGAGCAGCAGCACGTTCCGGCAGACGTGGGGGCAATCAAATTTTATCTTTTGAACAAAGCAAAGGACAAATGGAAGGAGAACCCCGACAGGCTGGAGCTGGAGAAGAAGCGCGTTGCGAACGACACGAAGCGCACGAAGCTGGCGGAGCAGGCGGCAAGCGGCGGCGGCGTGAGCGGAAAGACGATAGAGGAAATCTTGGAAGAAGCGGAAAGCGGTGGAGCAGATGCCGAGGTATGACGTTTTACGAGATGCGAAGAAATACATTGAAGCCTTTCTTTGCATCAAGACAAAGGAAAGCGAGATTGTGCCCTTTCGGCTGAACTCTGCGCAGAAGCGGCTTTATGACTGCATCAAGGAGCAGCAGGCAGAGGGCGAGCCGATCCGCATTATCATTTTGAAAAGCAGGCAGATGGGCTTTTCCACGCTGACGGAGGCGTTGATTTATTACAAAACGGCGACCAGAAGCAACGTGAACAGCTTCATCATTACGCACAAGGACGAGGCGACCACGAACCTTTTCAACATGAGCAAGCTATTTCAGGAGAGAAACCCTGCGAGACCGCTACTCAAGAACAGCAACGCGAAGGAACTGATTTTTGAAAACCCCACGAAGAACCCGCGCGAAAAAGAGCGGCTTCCCGGACTGAAAAGCAAGATAAAATGTGCAACGGCAGGGGGCAAGGGTGTTGGGCGAAGCGACACCTTAACGAATGTGCATGCTTCGGAGCTGGCGTTCTGGCCGGGGGAGATTGGGGAGACCTACGCCGGACTGATGCAGGCGGTGCCGGCGACAAAGGACAGCATGGTTATTATCGAAAGCACGGCGAACGGATTCAACTTTTTCAAAAGCATGTGGGATGACGCGGTAGCCGGAAGGAATGACTACATTCCCTTCTTTGCGGCGTGGTTTGAAATGGACGAATACCGCAGGGAATGGCACGGGGAGGAGCTGACCGAGGAGGAAGAAGCACTCAAGGCTGCCTTTGGCTTGGACAACGAGCAGCTGATGTGGCGCAGGTGGTGCATCCGGAACAACTGCAACAACGACATAGACTTATTTCATCAGGAATACCCTGCGACACCGGAGGAGGCATTTATTGCAACGGGGGCGGGGGTATTTGACAACCGCGCAATCATCATACGGCTGCGGACGATGGAAGAAGCACCCAGAAGGGGACGCTTCACCTACACAGAGACACAGGAACGGCTTGACCGTATTCTTTTACAGGAGCGGCACTTTACCGAGGACGAAAAGGGGGAGATTCTTCTTTTCAAGGAGCCGGAGCAGGGCAGACCCTACACGCTGGGCGGAGACACGGCAGGAGAGGGGAGCGATTCCTTCACGGTGCAGGTGATTGACAACATTACAGGGGAGCAGATGGCGCGGCTGAAATGGCAACGCTGCGACGAGGACACCTATGCAAAGCAGGTCTACTGCCTTGGCAGATATTACAATGACGCACTGGCGGCGGTGGAGACGAACTTTTCCACGCATCCGCAGAAGGTGTTGGAATACTTACACTACCCGAAGCTTTATGTGCGGGAGATTTATGACAACTACGAGGGCAGGCTGCGGAAAAGCTTTGGCTTCCAGACGAACGGGCTGACGCGCCCTGTACTGGTGGCAACGATGCAGGAATTCATGCGGAGCAACCTACACCTAGTACACGACAGGGACACCTTGCAGGAAATGCTTTCCTTCATTCGCAACGAAAAGGGGAGAGCGGAGGCGGAGCAGGGCGAGCATGACGACCTTGTGATGGCTTACGGGATTGCACTGATGGCAAGGGCGAGCGGACAGCAGCGGATGGATATGCCGGAGGAAAAGAAGGAGAAGAAAGCGAAATGGACGGCGGACATGTGGGAGGACTACAGAAACGCCGGAGCGAAGGAGAAGGAATACCTGAAAGAAAAATGGGGTACGCCTTGGTAGCGGTTGGTAACGGTTGAGGTGAAAAGGGGGTGATGGATTGAAATATGTGATGCCCATTGAGGACAGGAAGATGGTGGGCGTGATTGGGGACTATCTCAGGGAGCGGAACGAGAGAGACTATGTGCTATTTATGACAGGGGTCTACCTTGGGCGCAGAATCAGCGACATTTTGCAATACAGGGTACGAGATCTGAGAGGAAAAGACCGCATTGCCATTGCGGAGCAGAAAACAGGGGAGACAATCCTATTACCCATCAACCCACATTTGCAAAAAATATACAGGGATTTTTTCAAGGGAAAGAAGGACTATGAATTTGCGTTCCGCAACAGCAGGAGCAAGCAGAACACGCCGATTTCCAGAATACGGGTATGGCAGATTCTGAACGAGGCGGCGGATGCGGTGGGCTACAAGGAAAGCCTGAGCTGCCACACGCTTAGAAAGACATTCGCCTACTGGCTTTACATGGACACAGGCGGCGACATTGTGATGGTGCAGGAGGTGCTGGGACACAGCGACCCGAGCATTACGAGAAGATACATCGGGATTGACCAGCAGAAGAAGGAGAAGGCAATCAACGGATTACATTTTTAATTTTTGAATTTGGAAAGGAGGGGACAGCTTGGACGGGAAGAAAAAAGCGCAGGGAAAGCTGCCGCTGTGGCAGGAGAGACTACGCAGAAACAGCGCAGCGATGCGAGAGGAATTTGACCGCATGGACAAGAGAACCGCCCTTTACAACGGGACGCGAGAGATTGACAAGGTGCCAAACGCGAAAAGCCAAGGCACAGCACAGGCAAGCGGCGTGCGAAACATTGTGGCGGAGCTGATGGAGGCACAGGTGGACAGCAGCTTTCCCATGCCGAAGGTGACGGCAAGAAGGCAGGAGCATGAGGAGCTGGCGAAAACGCTGGAGGACTTCCTCCGGAACGAAACAGACCGCCTGCCATTTGAAATGCTGAACGACATGGACGAGAGAATCACACCCATTCAAGGGGGAGACATTTTCCTTGTGGAATGGGACAGCAACAGACACACCCACGAGACGAGAGGGGAGCTTTGCGTGAGCCTACTGCACCCGAGGCAAGTGATTTTTCAGGACGGGGTAAACGAAATCAACGACATGGACTTTATCATTGTGCAGATGGGCATGTCGAAGAAGCATGTAAAGGAAAAATACGGCGTAAGCGTGGATGACGAGACGGAGAGCGACCCCCAGAGCAGAGGCGGCAGAAACACGGCCGAGGACGTTGTGACCGTCAATTTCGGGTATTTTAGAAACGAAAAGGGCGGCATCGGGCGATACACATGGGTGAATGACATGGAGCTGGAGGATCTGGAGGACTACCAAGCAAGGAAGATGAAACGCTGCACGAAATGCGGAGCGGACATGACAGGCTTGGACAGCTGCCGACACTGCGGCAACGAAAAGGCGGAGGAATACGACAGCGACGAGATGGAGCTTTTCGAGGACATTGAGACAAGGAACGGCGTGATTCCAATGATGACGGAGGAGGAGACTTTTCCGGAAGGCGTGAGCGAGAACGGCTTGATGATGGACGAATTCGGGAACGCTTACGAGGCTGAGCCGATGACGGTTGAGGTGCCGACAAGGATTCCGAGATATAAGCCCGACATTTACCCTATTGTAGTGCGCAAGAACGTGAGCAGCTGGGGGAAGGCACTTGGCGACAGCGACATTGACAAGATTATGGACCAGCAGAACATGATTAAGAAATGCGACAGCCGGATTCAGGAGAAGCTGGACAAGGGCGGCAGTATTTTCACCCGAAGCGAAAAGACGGAGGTTTCCAAGACGGACGAGCAGCTGAGAGAGGTTATCTTTCATGGGGCGGACGAAGCAAACCTTTTCGGGGTGCATAATTTACAGGTGGATACGAGCCAAGACCAAGCGATTGCAGAAGCGAACTACGAGCAGGCGCGGCGCATTTTAGGGATTACGGACAGCTTTCAGGGCAGACCCGACCGCACAGCAACCAGCGGCACGGCGAAGCAGATTGCGGTGGCGCAGAGTGCAGGGAGACTGGAAAGCAAGCGCATTATGAAAAACGCAATGTATGCAGATTTGTATGCTGTGATGTTTCGCTTTCTTTTGGCTTACAGCGACGAGCCACGCAGCGTGCGGCACAACAACATTGACGGCAGCACGACCTACAGCGAATTCAACAAATATGACTATCTGGCGCAGGATGCGGCCGGGGAATGGTACTGGCTGGACGATTTCCTATTCAGCGTAGACAACACCTCAAGCCTTGCAGGGAACAGAGAATCTATGTGGCAGGAGATTCGCATGAATTTGCAGACGGGGGCATTCGGCGACCCGGCAGACCCTGAGACGCTGATTATGTTCTGGGAGATGATGGCAGGGCAGCACTACCCCGGCGCGGCAGAGATTCGGGAGAGACTGGAGAAAAAGAGACAGGAGCAGCTGGCGCAGATGCAGATGCAGCAGATGCAGCAGACGCTTCCACCGGAGACACAAACACAGATGCCGCAGGGGGCAGAGTCTATGGGCGTGCCCGACATGGCGGTGGAGGATGCAAGCGGCAGTGCGATGGAGATGATGTTGTAGTGGAAAGCAAAAGGAGGTTTGACAGGTGGAATGTAAAGAATGCGGCGTGGAGCTGATGATTGCCGACAGGGGAAAGCTGCTGTTTGAAAATGACGACAGGGCGGACACCCCGACAAGGGCTTACTATATTTTCAAATTCAAATGCAGAAACCCTGCATGCGTGAACCATGACAAGGTGGTCTGCGAAGAAAAGGTTTATATTGACGATTAAGATTAAGAAGCTTTCCGGAAACGGGGGCTTTTTATATTACTGCCATGCGGAGCGGTTGCAAGGCATAAATCCGTAGAGAGCGAAGGAAGCGAGGAACGGCGAAAGGGGGTGAATGGTATGAGAAAGCATGGAAACGGGCTGGAAGTTGGTAGAGCCGGCACGATGGAAGTGAAAGCAACAAAGGGCGCGGAAAGCACAAAAGCACCCAAGAAGCAGACAGGCGGCGACCTGAGAAGTACAAAGCGTTAAGCGCTAACTTGAAATCAGGATTTTGATTTGCGAGACAGAGGAATAAACGGGGCTGCGCCTGACGGCGGCAGCCTGTTTTCCTCGGCGAAAAGGAGGAAAGTAGAATGGCAGGATATGACGAGGATTTCTGGGGCGAGGACTTCTTGGAAGGAGAGGAGTTTTCCGATGAGCCCTTAGAAGAGGGTGCCGACACTGAGCGCGGCCTGGACCCCAAAGGGGTTAGAACTGCAAGCAGTTCCACAGGTGATCCGACAGAAGAAACGGAAGAAACAGAAGGCGGCGATGGCGCAGGAGCGGACATTGACGGCGAGGATGCAGGCGGCGAGGGCGGAGAGCCTGCGGACGATGACGAGGGGTTCAGCCCTGAGCTTTTGGCACGCATTGAGGCGGAAACGCAAAAGCGTGTGGATGCGAGCATTGCAAGGCAGTTTGAGGGGATTTTGAACCCCTACACAAACAAGCCGATTTTGACAGAGGCAGACCTGACCGCTTACCGCAGTGCATTTGCGGCGGAGGAGCAGAGACAGCAGCTGGAGGAAATGGGCGTTTCCAAGGAGGTACTGGACAGCTACATTCAGAACCACCCTGCCATGCAGCAGGCACAGCAGGTGATCCACCAGCAGGAGCAGCAGGCGGCGAACGACTTTATGGCGAAGGAATTTGAAGCGATGAAGAAGGAGTTTCCGGACTGCGGACTGGAAAGCCCCCAGCAGCTGAATGAGACAGAGGCAGGCAGACGCGCCTTGCAGATGTGGGCAAACGCCCCCGGCATTACGCTTGCGGATGCCTACGCGGCAACGCACAGAAGGGAAATCAGCAAGAAGCAGAGCGCAGCGGCAAAGCAGGCTGCCATGAACGAAATGAACAGCAAGGGACACCTGCGCCAGACGAAGGGAAGCACCGCAAAGGGAGATGTGCCGGCAGAGATTGCGGCGGAGTACAAAAAATATTTCCCCAATGCAACGCATGAGGAAATTGCGGAAATGTATTGGAAAAATCAAAAAGCAACGGAATGAAAAGGAGTGAGAGAACATGTTTAAAGTAAAAGACAGACAGAACAGCTGTGTAGAGCCTTTTGAGTTTTTGCCTGCGAAAAGCGGCGAGGTCTACGCCCTGGGCGAGGCACTGACCTATACGAACGAGGTGACAAAATGCGCGGCAACGGCGAAGCCTACACACATTTGCATGGGCCCCGGGGACGGAAACGTGGTTCCCGTGATGCCTGTGCTGGCAACGACAAGATTTGAAGCACCCTATGACGCAAAGCCTACGGCAGGGACAGCGGTGACACTGGGGACGGCAGGGCTGAGCGTGACAGCGACCACGACAAGCGGCGTTTTCACAGTGACGGACGTGGACGAGGCGGCGGGCGTGTGCTGCGGCTTTTTTAAATAACTTGAAAGCAGGATTTCAAGGAATCAATCAAACATAACGGATGCAGTCAGAGGATGACTGCTTTTTTATTGCAAAAAAAAGGAGTGAATTACATGAGCGGAATTATTTTTTCTCAGGCAAGCGGCCTGAACGACAGCGTTTTCGGCAAGAGTCAGGAGCCTATTAAAAGCATGATTACGGCCGGCGTAGAAAGTTTTGAGGAAACCAGCCTGCTGAGCAAGATTTTCTACATGGACAAGACAAAGAACTTTGCGGAGAAATATGCAACCATGACCTCTCTTGGCAACTTTCAGGATGTGGGCGAGAACGGCGCGACACCACAGGACAGCTTTCAGGAGGGCTTCTGCAAGGTGATTGAACCCAGCACATGGAAGCTGGGCTTTTCCATCACTGCGGAAATGATGGAGGACAACAAGATTGGTGACATCAGCAATGCGGCGAAGCGTTTTACCACAAGCTACGGCAGAACGAGAGAGCAGTTCGGCGCAGCACTGCTTTCCAACGGACACAATGCAAAAATGAAATGGGGCAAAAAGGAATACAGCATTACCTGTGCAGACGGCAAGCCCTTCTTCTTCAAGGAGCACCCCAGCAAGGTGGACGGCGTTTCGCTGAAGCAGAGCAACCTGTTTAAAGGGGCATTCAGCGTGCTGACACTGGACGCGGTGCAGGAGGCTATGCAGGACTTCAAGGATGACAAGGGCAACCTCTTGAACGTGAAGCCCGACACCATCATTATTCCCAACAGCGGTCCTCTGAAAAGAGCGGTTCTGGCGGCGGTCGGCAGTGAGCTTGACCCCAGAAGCAACAACAATGCTTGGAACTTCCAGTGCGGCTTGTGGAACGTGCTGGTGTGGGCGGAGCTGCCTAAGACCATCGGCGGCGAGCCTTACTTCATCCTGATGGACAGCGACTACATGCAGCAGTACGAATGCATGCCTTGGCTGGACAGAATCAAGCTGAAGGTGGACAGCTACATTGACCACAACACAGATGCCAATGTATTCAAGGGCAGAAGCAGATTTGCGGCAGGCTTCAACAACTGGAGAGGTGCGGCACTCTGCGGCGCAGGTTTAACCGGAGGCACAGATTTGACAACACTGGTGTGAGCTGACGAAGGAGGCACGGGCGAATGAGCATTACTTGGAAGGAATTACAGGAAACGTGCCTGCGGAAGATGGACAGCTTGGACGGGGCGGCTCTGGCGAAGGACAGCAACAATGCGGCATACCTTTACGGTATGCCTGCCGCCGCCAATGAAGCCCTGATGCTTTTGGCAACGAACGGGAGATACTGGAAGAAGCTGCTGACCATTACGCAGAAAGAAGGGGAGACCGCCACAGAGGGAGAGCCTTTGGGCGGTTTTCTTGCCTACGACCTGCGGCAGCTGGCAGAGGGCTTTTACTGCATTGACAAAATCAAGCGGGCAAGCGGCACAGAGTACGGCACCTATTCAGGCTATTTGATGGAGGGTGACCATGTGCTGCTGCTGCCGGCAGAGGACGAAGGGACGTTCCGCATTTGGTACAACGCATACCCCACGCGGATTACGGCGGAGACAGCGGCAGACTTCCCCATTGACCTGCACGAGGAGGCGGCGCATTATGTGGCGCACTACATGGCAGGGCAGCTATACAAGCATGACGACATCAGCATTGCACAGATTTACATGAACGAATTCTTTGAATGGATGGAGCGGCTTGCGGAAAGCGGACGAAAGGCAGACGGCAGGAACGCCGGCAGCGGCGGCTGGGTAAGCGTGAAGGGATACTATTAAGCCGCTGAGCCGCTAACTTGAAAGCGGGATTTTGACTTGGGAGACAGAGGAGTGATAAGAAATGGGGAGATTCAGTGTACCTTCCTCTCCTGCCAGAAACGTGGTGAAGATTGAGACCTTCAAGGGGGTTGACCTCAACAGCAGTCCCAGCAATGTGGAGATTACCCGAAGCCCCAACGCGCCGAACATGATGCGAGATGTGCCGGGGAAGGTGCGCAAGCGGCAGGGATATGAAAGGATTGCACAATTTTCCGGCAAGCGCATCAACGGGGTTCACATTCTCAGGAGCGCAGAGAAGAACGAGGAACGGGTACTGATTCATGCAGGAGACAGCCTTTATCTGGAGGGGAAGGCGATTTACACAGGGATGGCGGACGAGAGAAGCGTGGGGCGGCAGTTCTACGGCAAGCTATTCATTTTTGACGGGAAAAAGGCACTTTGCTACGGCGAATTTGAAACAGAGGAAAAAGCCACAGCAGAGACGGAGACGAACAAGGAGGAAAAGCCGAAGGCATTCATGGTAAAGAGCTTAGAGGATGCGGCATACATCCCGACGGTGATTATCAGCCGAAAGCCGACCGGCGGCGGCACAACGCTTGAGCCGCTCAACCTCATCGGGCGGAAATGGAAGGAAAGCTTTCTTTCGGACGGGGCGGCGAAGGTGTACCAGCTGACGACAACGGAGCTGGACGCGGACAAGGTGACCGCACGCATCATGACGAAGGAAGGCGAATGGACAGAGAAGAAAGAAGGCACAGATTTCACGGTGGACAGAAAAAAGGGAACTGTGACCTTTACGACCGCGCCGGGGGCAAGCCCTGTGGTGGGGTATGACAATGTGGAGATTACGGCGGCAAAAACAAGAAAGGGCTATGCCGAGAAAATCAACAAATGCAAAATTATTTCGCTTTTCGGCGTGAACGGGGCAATGGACAGGATGTTTCTTTCCGGTAACCCGGACTTTCCGAACCGAGACTGGTACTGCAAGATGGCGGACGGGTTTTTCTGGGGTGACCTCTGGTACAGCACGCTGGGGCAGGACGGCAGCGCGATTGTTGGCTACAGCATCATCAACGACAGGCTTGCGGCGCACAAGAGCGACGCAGAGGAGGGGCGAAACGTCATCCTGCGCAAGGGGGAAATGGGCGAGAAGGACGCGACCTTTCCCATCATCGGGACGCTGACGGGCAGAGGGGCTTTAGGCAGCCACACCTTCGGATACCTTGGGAGCGAGCCTTTATTCCTGACGGACATCGGCATTATGGCGATTACGGCGGCAGACCTGACGGGGGAGAAATACAGCCAATCGCGCAGCTACTACATCGACAATGCGCTGACGGCGGAAAAGGGACTGGCGGATGCGTACGCATATATCTGGCGTGATTTTTACCTCATCAGCACCGGAGGCGGCAGGGTTTACCTTCTGGACGGACTGCAAAAAAGTTACGAGAGAGACAACCCCTACAGCAGCTTTCAATACGAATGCTATGTTTGGGAGAACGTGCCGGCAAGGGTTTTCTGGGAGGATGCCGAGGGGCGGCTTTGCTTTGGGGATGCAGAGGGAAACATCTTCCGATTTTACGACGATGTGACGAACCAGAAAAGCTACAACGACAACGGCAGGGCGATTTCAGCCAGATGGGACACGGCGGAGCTTTCCGGAAAGCTTTTCTACAAGAACAAAAACTTCCGCCGGATTGACTTTGTGCTTGCGCCTGCGATTGCAACGGGGGCGAAGGTTTTTGCACAGGTGAAGGGGGTCTGGAGTGAGGTTTTCGACAGCGGCGCGCGGGCGATGTACTTCGACTTTACGCACATCAACTGGGAGAGAATCAATTTTTCGACAGACGACACGCCAAGAACGATTGGCGGCAAGATAAAAATCAAGAAGGTGGACAAGGTTGCATTCAGCCTGCGCAACGAGCAGCTGAACGAGCCATTCGGGATTTACTCCCTCGCAATGGAGTACACAGAAAACGGTAACTACAAGGGGTAAGGGGCGGCGTAGCCGCTAAGTCAAAATCAGGATTTTGACTTGAGAGACAGAGGAAGGAACAGATCTGAGCCTAACGGCGACAGCCTGTTCTCCTCGACGGAAATAAATTCCGTCTGCGGAATGGATGCGGGGACACCCCTGCACCCCGCAGACGACAAAAGGGGGTGTTTTATTTGGCAGATACGAAAAGAGAGGAAGCTGCGGCTTATGCGATTGCACCGGAGAGCTTGGTGGGCAAGGGCGTTTCGGCACAGACAAACCCCATGGAAAAGCCGGAGGACGAGGCGAAGGCGGTGTTTGACGAGCTTTCCAAGGACATTATCATTCCTGCCTTCAACCGCTTTGTGCTTTTCATGGCGGCGCAGCTGGGGATGATTGACATGACGAAGGACGCGGACAAGCCGATTTCCACCGCGATGCAGACCGCCCTTGACAAAAAGCAGGACAGGGAGAAGCGGACGGGGAGCGAAACGCTTTACAAGGTGCTGACGGACAACAACTTTACGGACGAGGCGGCGGAGCAGCTGGCGGCAGCCTTTGCGGCACTGCACGAGCATGCAAACAAGTCACTTTTGGACGGGCTGACACAGGATGACATTGACAACTGGAACGGGGCGAACGTGCTGACGAAGGACAACACCACGCCTTACGAGCCGAGGGGCGAATATCAGCCGGCTACGGTACGCTTTGTTCTGGACAGGGTGGTTGCGATTGGGGCGGCAGACATGCAGGCGCGGATTTACGACCCACAGAACCGGCAGG